CTATTCGCTAATAAGATTATAAGTAGTGTGGAACTGACTAAAGTATACAGAGAGTTGATGGTTCCAGGTATGTTATTCTTAAAAGATGTTGAAGAAAACGGAGTGCCTTTTGACCTAGGTAGACTGCAGAAAGTTCAGAAACTAATGGAAGTAGAAGTACAGAAGGCAAAAGAAAAATTGTATACTTTTGATGAAGTTCACCAATTTGAAGAAGCTCAAGGAAAAGTATTTAATCCTAATAGTACTCAACAGTTGAGAATATTAATGTTTGATTATTTAAAACTAACTCCAACAGGTAAATTGACTGGTACAGGAGCGGCTTCTACAGATGCTGAAGTTCTAAAGACTTTAGCAGAGGAACACCCTATACCAGGAGTTATTCTAGACATAAGACAAAAATCTAAAATAAAGAATACTTATTTAGACAAAGTTATCCCCGCTCTAGATAAAGATAGTAGAATTCGTACAGGATTCAACCTTACCTCGACAACTTCGGGAAGACTATCTAGTTCAGGCAAACTTAATATGCAACAGTTACCTAGAGATAACTCTGCTGTTAAAGGGTGTATAAAAGCAAATCCTGGGTATAAGATACTACAACAAGACTTAGCAACCGCAGAAGTATATGTAGCTTCAGTACTTAGTAACGATAAAGCTCTTCAAAATGTATTTAAAAGTGGGGGTGACTTGCACTCCACAGTTGCGAAGATGGTTTTCCAACTTCCACATGAAGTTGCAGATATTAAAACATATGCTGCGAAAGAAAGACAGGCTGCAAAGGCTGTTACTTTCGGAATCATGTATGGGTCAGGCCCCGCAAAGGTGTCAGAAACAGTAACTAAAGATAGTGGAGAGTTCTTCTCTATTGAGCAAGCAAAAGAAACGATTTCAAACTACTTTTTAACATTTAGAAAGTTAAAGACTTGGTTATCGAAATCTAAAGAACAAATCGAGTCAGACGGATTCATTTATAGTATTCTAGGTCGAAAGCGTAGATTAGCTAATGTATTCAGTAACGATAAAGGCATTGCGTCGCATGAAGTAAGAAGTGGCATAAACTTTCTTATTCAGTCTGTTGCTTCAGATATAAACCTTTTAGCAGGGATAGAGCTAAGTAAGTGGTTAAAAGACAACAAGAAAGACGCAAAAATAATAGCACTAGTTCACGACTCGTTAGTGTTAGAAGTGAAAGAATCGGAGGTTGAGGAAGTATCAGAGATGATGGCGAAAATAACTCAGAAAGACCGAGGATGCTCTATTCCAGGGCAACCAATAGGAGTAGACCTAGATATAGGAGATGATTATGCCTTCGGAAAGTTTGAAAAGCAATATCCCGAACTTCTCTAATATTCACTGGCCTGTTTGGATAATTAGACCTCACGACTCCATAGCGGGAGGTCTAATTACCGACAAAAGAGGTACTAGACGCATAGACTTAATAGGTGATGACGCTGAATTCACACTTAGAAGGTTACATGCAAAAAAACTAAAGGATTACCCGATATACCCCTTAGGAAAGATAATATGGTCTTTTAAAGACTTATTAGCTTCAGGACATCTTTGTTTCATAGATACGAAAGGCAAAATTTATAAATATAAAAAAACGACTTTCTATCCATTAGTATACAAAGAAATCTTAGATAGGCGGCTTACAGGTAGTTCTACTGTCTTTACCTTAAAGGGGGTACACCACCCCTTTGAAGTTAGAGGCAAACTTAACCTCCATGCAAAGTATGCTGGAGTATTAAAAATAGATAAAGGTTACTTGCTTTATGAAGTAACTAATCAAAAACTAAAAGATAGTAGAAGGAAAATATGAAAGAAAATACAGCAATAAGAGGGATTATACTATCAACAGTTGCAGTAGCTTTTGGGCTCGCTGTAATTGGGCTTTACATGTATATGGACTCGCTAATACAGGGTTTCTTTATATCGTGACCGATAAGGCAGTAATTTCAAATCGAATCTACATGACAGCTGACGCTAAACGGCAGAAGTTGTTAGACTTGGAACTCACATACAAGATTCCGTCGTATAACCCGACTGAACCGCCCCAAATAATTAAGAATATGGGACGTATAAACAATGAACTTGTTACAGTACCAGTAGGTAGATTCGACTTAATTCCCGAAGGGCATGAAATTATTGATAAGAGAGTGTTAGTCCCAGAAATTTTTCCAGATTTCAAATTTGAGTTGCGGGATAGTCAGACTAAAGTTTTCAAAAGTGTAGAAGATAATGCAATTATCAATGCATTTGTAAGTTGGGGTAAGACTTTTACAGCTCTGGCTATTGCAGCCAAATTGGGACAAAAAACTCTAATAGTAGTACATACATTAGCGTTAAGAAGACAATGGGAAGAAGAGATAGAGAAGTGCCTAGGCATTAAGTGCGGGATTATCGGAAGCGGAAAGTTTGAAATTGACCCGATAATCGTTGTAGCGAACGTACAGACGTTGAGTAAGAAAATAAAAGAAATTTCGAAAATGTTTGGAACTATTATTTTGGACGAAATGCACCACGTAAGCGCTCCCACTTTCTCTGGTATCATTGATAGATGTTCTGCCAGATATAAAATAGGTCTGAGTGGTACATTGCAAAGAAAAGATGGTAAACACGTAATCTTTAATGATTATTTTGGATTTGATGTACATCAACCCCCGAAAGAGAATTACATAACTCCAAGAGTGACCATAGTAAAATCAGATGTCCGATTCCCCGATAGTACGAAACTTCCTTGGGCCAAACGGGTAAATGTCGTCGCCTACGACGAAAGTTACCAAAGAATGGTTGCCCAATTAGCGTCAGTTTATGCCGCTAGAGGACATAAAGTACTAGTAGTAAGTGACAGAGTACAGCTCCTAAAAAGATGTGCTGAATTCACAGGAGATAACGCAACATGTATAACTGGGGAGCTAGACCAAGCGACAAGAGATGTGGAAATAGAAAAAATACGAACTGGGGAACTTGATATCCTATATGGCTCTCAAAGTATCTTCGGAGAGGGTATTTCTGTTAACGAACTCTCGACCTTGGTCTTGGCAACTCCAATTAATAACGAACCCTTACTTATTCAATTAATAGGGCGAATTATTAGGAAGCAAGAAGGTAAACTACAGCCCGTGGTAGTAGATATACACTTAAAGGGCAATACAGCAGCTAGACAGGCTAAAGCACGTTCAGCTGTATACATTAAACAAGGTTACGACATCAAGGTTGTAGCTAATTAAAAATAACTCTTGACAAAGTGGTTATTTTATAGTATAATATTACTCTAAATGGGAGATTTTTAAGTTGATTTTCTTTGATTGGAAAAAGGTACAAAAACTGAGTGGAGGTAAATCTAAAAACGTGGTAAGAATCCTAGCTATTCTTACATACGATATTAAGATGCCTCGAAAGGATAAAAATATAAGCCAATTTTACAACCAAGATATAAGTGGCGACAGTTACTTATTAAATCCTAGAGAGATATTTAAAAACAAACTTCAAGTTACTTTGGACGACATGGCACTCTACATTGAGTTGGCAAGTCTAAGAAATTACTTAGATTATAAATGGTATGGCGTTAATTCGTTACCATTGAAATACACAGAGATAGACCGAAAACTACTAGACGAGAATCCTCTACTAGAAGTTGATGGTCAAGATAATATAACATTTTATTACGAAGGAAAAGAAAATGGCAATTAAATTTGGAAATATAGAAGGAAAAGCTAAAAAATCATCAGTAGAGGCTTATACCTATAAAGAAGGTGACAACAAGATACGTATGGTAGGAGATGTTCTTCCTAGATACGTCTACTGGTTAACAACTGCAGACGGCAAAAGAGTTCCTATGGAATGTCTTGGGTTTGACAGAGATAAAGAACAGTTCACGAACATTGAGAAAGACTGGGTAAGACATTACTTTCCAGACCTTAAGTGTTCTTGGGCATATGCAGTACAATGCATTGATTCAGACAACAAAGTTAAGGTTCTAAACCTTAAAAAGAAGCTGTTTGAATCAGTAATGGTAGCTGCGGAAGACCTAGGTGACCCTACGGACACTACAACTGGCTGGGCATTATGCTTTAAGAAGCAGAAGACCGGGCCTCTACCGTTTAATGTAGAGTATACTTTACAGGTTCTTAAGTGTAAGCCAGAACCTTTAAGTGCAGACCAGTTAGAAGCAACTAAAGAACTACCGAACATTGATGATGTAATTAGTCGTCCTACTTCGGATTTACAGAAGGAATTTATCGAAAGCAGGGTTCTAGAGAACTCTGGCGGTGGTAACATACCTTCAGAAGTTGCGGAAGAAGTAAAAGAACTACTGTAA